CAGTACAGGTAAGGAAGAGATCACCTTCACCAGTAAAACATAACGATCATCAAGAAGAAAAAAATAAATTTGCACCAGTACAGGTAAGGAAGAGATCACCTTCACCAGTAAAACATATACAACCAATAAATTCAGTAAAGCATATACAACCGCATCAAATTCATACAGTAAAACATCCTGATCATCAAGAAGAAAAAAATAAATTTGCACCAGTACATGCAAGGAAGAGGTCACCTTCACCAGTAAAACATATACAACCAATAAATTCAGTAAAGCATATACAACCGCATCAAATTCATACAGTAAAACATCATGATCATCAAGAAGAAAAAAATAAATTTGCACCAGTACATGCAAGGAAGAGGTCACCTTCACCAGTAAAACATAAAAAACAAATACATCCAGTACAACCAGTACATGCCGTGCAACCAGTACGTACAATACAATCAGTACAACCAATACAAAAAATATCATTTGCACATTAACAGGCGAGAAATACAATAACTTCATTTGATTCAAATTAAAAATAAAATATTAGTTTAATATATGAGTAAATCAAATAGTTTCTATCATAATGGAGGATTTCCACCAATCTATGAAGGTGGGCAAAAAGAAGTAGTTCAAAGAGAATTTTCACCACAAAATATATTATCTATTAATCAAATATTAAATAATAATAAACCAACAGTAATTGTTAGAAGAGAAAAACCGGTAGTATATAAATTAGTAGATAAGAAGCCAGTTTTTAAAAATAAAAAATAAATCATTATTATGGATAAATTTAATGATGATTTTATAGCAGAAGCAATTATAAAAAGCGAATTTTTAATGGAAAAACATAAAAATATCATTGAAAAAATAAAAGAAAACAAATTTGAGATAGAAGAGCCTAAATCAGATTTAGATCCCTATTATATATTTAAACTAAACAATATTAAATTAAAAGCATCTTATATTGGTGATTCATATAAAAATGAAGATAATCCAAATAAAGTATATTTAAAATGGAGTTGGAGTAATGCACAATTAAATAAAGCATCTAAAGTAAATTTATTAAAAATATTAAAATACTTTTTAGACCGTGAGCCAAATGAAAATTCACCAATATTTAATTTAATCTATACTGCATTTATTCAAAGTATTATATCTATTGATGAAAAATTTAATCAAGTTTTATTTAATGCGTTATTGCATTTAATGAAACATCTATTTTTTATTGGTGTTGTTGAAAATAATATTACCAAAATTTACTTTATTAAAGAAATCTTATGAACTTTTAGTAGTTAAAATTGCACATAAAATTTGAGCATCATTATTATCATACCAAGTAATTGTTGTTACAACTTTTCCTGAAACAGTATTTTCAGCTGTACTAACTTGATGATGATGGCCAACTCCAAGTGGGCAAGGATCATTTGTCTTTGCAGTTTCATCACATAAAATTGCTTGAGATGTAAAAGGACCTAAACCATTTAATGTAGCAGAATAGTAAGCAGTACCACCTGTAATTGGTGCATCTAAATCAAAGTCAAATGTAGTACTAACTTTTTCACCTTGAGCAGGCGCATCATTATCAATAGTTACAACAAAATTTTTAGCAAGATCAGTAGCAGTAGAGCATGATTGTGCTGAGGTAAGATTAGTACGAAGATATTTACCAGAACTAATAACGGCGAGAGAAGAAAGAAGTAAAGCAAGCATTATATAATATAATTAAACAATATATAATTCTTTATTTTGTATTTTTATAAATAGATTTGAGTTTCTCTAAATATAATATACCATCCATTAGTTCTTCTTGTGCATGATTAATCCAATCTAATGTTGATAAATCAGTTCTATCTAAAGTTACTCCATATTTAACTTGTCCTAGTGCAGAACGCTCAGCAAATTTTTTAATAATTGAATCAACAATAGAATCACCTACAGGATTCATTTTATATATTGTCATAAATATGTTTCTTTAAATTGGTGGTTGAATTAAATCTTCAACGGGTAATGCAACGTATTTATATTCACCATTATAGATACCAGTATTAAGTCTAATCATATCACCATCTAACAATTCTCTTTGATGTTTAATAGGTAATTTAATTTGATTATTATTAATATCATTTCTTGTAAAATAGTAATCATATTGGGTACTACCAACATATTTGGGTCTACCAAATAACGATAAAACATTAGTATCATTATCATCTTGAACTAAATATCCTTTCATTTGATACGGAGGAGGATAACCACGTGTAGGATTTCTAAAATATCCATTATAAGCCATTTGTAAATATCTATTTTCAATATCATTATCTGATCTTTGTTCTGGAGGATATAATGGGTCTTCCAATTCTAAACGATCACGTTCATAAACAATTGGATTGGTATATTTTGGGTAACTTTTATCGGGAAAAGAAGGATATCGTGGAGGTTCATCATTATTTTCATCTTCATCATCTTTAATAGCCATAGAACACGAATCGCAAGAACTATTTATTTCTGGTAAATCTTTGACATTTGTTACATCTAATTTATAGTTATTTGTAGTAGTTAATTCATTATGCATATTTCCTGACCATAATGGAATACCATGTAATGATTTAGTTATAACATATACAAAAGCAACAATAATTACTAATAAAATTAATTGAGAGAATAATGTTTCATCTAATATAAAAGTATTCGACATATAAATAGAAAGGAAATTAAAAATAAATAATAATAAAATATGGAAAATCACCCTTTAATATTTCATATATCTGGAATTACAGACTTGTATAAAGAACAATTAATGAATAGATTAAAAAATCTAAATAAGTTTTTAATATTTAATTTAGATGAAGAAACAGAAAAAATATATAAATTGCCAGAAATCCAAATAAAATTAAAAGATATTAATGAGGTGAAAATAACTACTAAAAAAAAGTTAGAATCAGATATAAATGACATGTGGGTAATAAAAATAAATGAATATATTAAAAAAATAACTAAAGATACTGAAACAAAGAATTGTTTTGGTATAATTTTCATAGGGAATACAATAAATATGAAATATGCAAAAAATAAAGTTATTATACCATGTTATCAAAAATTCTTTTTGCAAGTAAATTTTGAACATAATGCAAAAGAAATAATTAAATATAATTTAAAAAAGCATCATGATGATATAGTAGCAGGAGTTTTTCCATTAAATTATATTAGTTTAGATTTTTTAATAAATACAAGAGAACAATTACAATATGCATATGGAAAATTAGGTTATAATGTAAGTACTATAGATGGAATTGTATATTATTTCCAGAATGGTATTCATGATAAAAAGCCTGAATTATTATATGTAGTATTACCAGATAAATATGAAAAAATAATTAATATTAAAAAGAAGATATATGGATTTTCGGAAGATTGGATTGCATTATCAAGTATGGCATCTGGAATAGATAGAGGATATGAAGATGGATTACCAGTTATAAAAGAAAAAATAAAAGGTGCATTTAAAAATTTGGAAGTTGAATGTCATATATATGTAGTATCATCTGCTAATTTTTTATCAGTACAAAATAGTAAAATGAAATTTGTAACAGATAGACCAATTAAAATTATTAAAAGTATGGAAATAGAAAATATATTGAATAAATTAAAAGAATTAAAAATTAACTTAAGATAAGAATAGTAATATTTTTATGTTCCAAGTAGCTACTTTAAAAGAAAATAAGTTTGATGATTTTAAAAATTCATTATTGGCAGAGCAAGAAAATGCACTTATATTAATTGATTTTATTCAAACAAATGATTTAACTAAATGCATGAAAGAATATTTTGATCCAGAGAATAAAAAAGAAAATATGGATTTAAATGCATTAGATATATTATATACAAGAACTCATACATATCAATTAGTACATGGATATGAAGGTGAAGAAAATTATATCGGTTCTGTATTTAATTATAAAAGAAAACCAATAAAAGGTAAAACATTAATAGTAAAAATTAGTTTAAATGATATTAATGGTCAAATTAAATATAATAATGAATCTATAACAATGGAAGATATAGGAGTTATATTAAACGATTTATTTATTCATAAAGGTTTTAAAATTACAGATAAATTAGAAGAATTAGTTTATAATAATAAAATGGTCATTGAAAATAATGAAGATGTACAAAATTTACCAAACAAAGAAATTAAAATATTTGGTGTACCAGTAAGGATATATTATAAAGAGGGAGTGAATACGGGTAAGACATCATTTTTGAATGATATTGGATTATTTTTGAATAAAAAGATTAGTGAAGCATATATTATTTCGGTTGTATATCCTCAATGTAAATGTTTATCATTAGATGAAAAGATGGTTAGAAATATAATAGATATGATAGGTTTAGCAGATGAAGAAGAATTAAAACAATTTTCAATTGAATATGCAACTGCAAATAAAAATGAGAGAACAGATAATATATATATAGCATTTACAGATTTTTATGAAAAACTTAAGAAAATAGTATAATTGCGTTAAAAAGATTCTAAATAAATAATATATAATATTATATGAGCGAAGATTTAAAAGAAGATATTATTAATGATATTAATCGTTTACTTAGTAAAGAATCTCCAATGCATGGAAATGTACAAGAGAATCATCATAATCAACAAATGAATGAACTCTCGCCACAAGCAATTGCACACATGCAAAAACAAATGCAACAACAACAAATGCAACAACAAATGCAACAACAAATGGAACATCAAATACCACAAATGCAACAAATGCCACCAATGCAACAACATATGCCATCTCAAATGGAACAAATGAATAACGTATCACCACAAATGATGGCTCAATTACAACAAGCACAACAACAACAAATGCATAAACAATTATTACAACAACAAATGGCACAACAAATGCAACAAGCACAAGCACAAACAGAAGAAAAGCCAATGCCGACACCAATCTTAAAAAAACAAGTAGTTGAACATTTAGGTGCAAATAATTCAAGTAATTCTAATAGTACATTAGATGGAATCAAAGATTTATTTTTTGCAAATAGAGATGCATTAGTATTATTATTATTATTTTGTGTAATATGCACACCACAAGTAAATTTATTATTAAATAAGATACCAAACACGTCGGATATCTATTCATACCCTAATTATTTAGGTATTTTATTAAGAGGAATGTTATTAGTAGGTACTTACTTGACATTAAAGAAATTGAATTTTATTTAATTTATTGATATAGATGTATTAATAAATCAAAATGACAGCTATCTTGTCCAATATTAATGAAAAGGTTAAAAGTTATTTGGAAGGAGAAATTAAGAATCCTATTCTTAAAAAGGTCGTATCAGAGGAGTTACTACATTGTAGTTCATTACAAGCAATTATTAAAGAATATTTTAGTGAAAAGGTTGTATTAGATGTATCTAAATTGCAAAATCTTACAAATTTAATACTTAAAATTGCACCCGAAAATCTTAAAGATATTATAACAACATTGGGAAAAAGTTTTGTAGATTTATCTATTGACGAACAGTTATATATCATTTTAAATATTGATGAAAATAACGTAAGCTTTTTTAAAATCTTATATGCTAATACTACAATTGGAAATATTTTGAAACATTTAATTTCATCGATGGGATTAAAAATTACAAATGAAGATGATTTTGTAAAATTTATTAATGCTTGTTCATTAATTGATAATAATATTTCAACAGAATTAATTAAAAATTATATTCATCTTAATTTTGCAGATTTGATTACATCAGATAAAATTTTAACATGTATTTTACATTATAAAAATATTGTAGGAAATGCACAACATTTTATGGATGAACATCGTAAAACAATTGGAAGTGCATTAAAAGTAAAAATAGAATCAATTAAAAATAAAATCGATATGATGAAATTAGATAATATGGATGTTGCATATGAAATCTATAAATTAGGTAAATTAATTATTAATATTAAACTAAAAGATATTCCAGAAAAAGAAGATGGTTTATTATACAAGAGTAATATTCATATTAATTTTAGTAATGAACAATTAGAATATATTGTAAAAGTAATTCATACTTGTACTGTAAATAAAAATATGTCTCAAACACAAACAATTTTAGCAATTATTTATTATCTGAATAAAGATTTGATGAAGAAATTTATGGAGTTATATAATAATTGGTTACAGATTAGAATTAATAAATATTCAAGTGTGGATATTTTGAGCAGTGAAAGAGAAATATGGAATTTTAATAATCATTATGATAAGTTTATGAAAATTTCTGAATTAGAGGAGTATAAACGAATTCTTAATAATATTAAGTATAGTGTATATATTAATGAAGACTTACAAAAAATTAATATTAAAATGCCATCATTTAATATGAAAATGAATAAGGTAAATATTAAATTACAAAATACAGTTGAGAATCTTGAAGTACTACATCATCCAATCATTAGTGTATATATGATTGGAATTGATATATATCTTGCTAAACGTGCACCATTACAAAAGATTGTTCATGATACGAATAAATCAATTGTTACAATTAAAACACCGCATGGTTCAATTAAGTGTCCGTTAATTATGGCATCAATTTTAATGCATTTGAAAAATGAAGATAAAACATCTGCAGAATTAGCAGAAATTATGAAATTAAAAGAAGAAGATATTAAGAAACGATTGAATATTCTTATTTACAATAATATTGTTGTTGATATTGGAAAATATAAATATGTTGAACCATATGGTGAGGTAGAATGTGATGAAATTTATAATATCGATATCAAGTCAGATATTAAGATTTCTCGTTTTACTGATATTGAATTAACAGTTGATGCACAAATTATGAAAGAGGTTAAAGTGAATAAAATTAGTAAGATGGAATTAGAGCGTAAAATTCAGGAATATCTTGGAGATGAATACATTCGAACCATCTTTTATAAACAACTTGAAAGTCTAAAGTCAAGGATGTTTATTGAAGAGGCAGATAGTATTATATCGTATGTCTTATAAAAATTGATTTTTTCTTTTATTATTATAAAGTACAGTTATACAAATCTAAAATGAGGAATCCTTTGTATCCATTTGAGCAGATAACGAATAGTTTTTACAATTATTCGAGATGTTTAGTCATAACTCTAAAGAAAAATCCGGAAAAGTTTATGGAGGATATTTTTTTGGAGGAAATAGATGATAGCAAGAAAGATGAATATTTCAAATATATTAATGAGCATTATGAAATTCATGTAGTTCCTATGTGGGTAGTTAGGTCTGTAATCAAATATTATGAAAAATATATTTTCTTCTCGGTAACAGAAGATGATATGATTCCATTTGATTTTAAGGCAGTTGATCTTGAAAATAATCAAATGTCATATAATTTAACTGAATTGGTAATGTTGTTTCCTAATCATGAATGGAGCTGGTTTTATAAACAGATTGAATTATTTATTATGGATGGATTGAAAGAATTATGTAATTATGTAAATACATGCACAGATGATCTTGAAAAAATGATGATATCAAATGAAATGGTAACTGCACTTTTTAATATTAAAAAGAGTCGTGATGTTTTACATTGGACAGATATTTATAAATGTCAGATTAATATTACAAATCAATGGATTAGCCGTGATATGAAATTTTCAGATGCAAAAGAAATTTCATGTGGTAAACAAAAAGAAATGGAAGACAAGTGTGATGATTATATGAAGAATGCTGTTAATAAAAATAAATTTGTTGATGCAAGTTCAGGAATTAAAACACATAAATATAATTTGTATTATTTAGATGAGTATACTAATCTTCCAATTGATAATTATTTATTGAAGTTAATGAGTAAAAGTGAACAGTATAAAAGTTCTATATTATTAATGAGTAAAGGTGAAATGTATAAAAGTTCTATTATATCATTAATCAAATGTATTTTGGTGAGTAAGAAATATACTCATTGTATTCTGAAAAATACACAAATTCTCCTATGGTTAAAAGATAATGCAAATATTAATGATTATATGAAAGAATTTGGTTATGCATGGTTAATGATGTATCTAGAAGAAGGTATTCATAAATCATATATTAAAGAAGAAGACCGTTGTATATTCACATTGTCTGATGCACGTCATCTACCAAATCAACTTGGTACATGGTCTAAATATTATCTACCGTTAATGGTAGAACAAAGATATATTGTAGCATTTGGAGGATATTATGATGTAAATGATTTACATAATTGTCTTATTAGATTAGCAACACACAGAGAATTTTATGATCGAGTTAAATTATTTATTAGTGATAATGATATTGACGTATTTGATGGATTAAATTGGAAAAATCTTGGAATGTGTGGTAGTATTATTCCAGCTACTTGCAGAGCAAAAGACCCGTTAGAGAAAGGTATTACTACTTCAGAGTTCTTTGATTTGCATTATGCAAATTCGGATGTTGATATTATGTGTGATTTACATGATTATAAATCATTTTTTGATAAAGTATATTATTTCATTTCTATTGTGGAGAAGAACATTCAAAAGAAATTCCCATTGGAAAAGGTAGAATATGAAATTACAAAGAATGGTGCATTGCATATTAATAAAAAGTATGTTGATGAATTAATGGATGGTGTTATTAATAATGATATTGCATATGAAATGTATAAGAATCTTAAATTGGAAGAAATTAAAACAAATAAACATGAAGGAAAATATGCGAAAATAGATGAAATTGTTAAAATAGAAAATTTCAAATATTATTTGTATTATAATGATAAAAAAACAGATAAAATCTCTTACAGTGAAAATATTAAGTTTCATGTTACGTCTAAGCATTTGAAGCGTAAGTTTGAAATTTTTAAAATTATGTATACATTCTTGGCTACTGTTTCTCGATTTCACTTACCATGTGTCAGGGGTTATTATGATGGAAATGAGGTATATCTACTTCCATCTGCAATTTCTGCATTAGTTACAAATAAGTGTATGGATTATAAGTATTTTGCGGGATCGAAGAGTCCTTTTGAAATTATTCTGAAATATGTTCAGCGAGGATTTACTGTCATGTTTAATAAAAAAGAGATGGTTAAGATTGCAGAATATATTAAAAATAGTGAGAAATGGAGACAGATATTTAAATATGAGGAATCTTTCAAAACTAGTATTTATAATAATTTTTACGGCAATCCCCGTGCATTATGTAATTATCCATCAGTGAAGTATAGCGAATGTTTATATTCATCTAATATAAATACAATTTCACCTATTATTTCAACACTTGGATATGTAATTCCGTATACTATTCCAACTTTAGGATTAAATTAATTTATGTCGCCCAGTGATTACCACATACAATACAATTTACGAATGTAGTTGCAGGTTCATCAGCACTACGAGTTTGGATAATCTCAATAGTACATTTACGTTTATGGCAGCGAAAACATTCATAAATATCAGTAGTATAGATATTATGTTTCTTTTCTTCGATGAATTCAATCTTCTTAATAACTTCTTCCCATAATTTTGGGCAACGTTCCTGAGGATTTTGAGAAAGATAAATATCTAATTTAGTATAATCAATCTTATTTACTTTATTATCTTCATAGAGTTCATTAATATGATTAATAGTAATACTGCATAAATTATCATTTGTCAAACCATTTGATTTACAGTATTGTTTAGTTTCATCTATTAATTTATTAATAATATCTTTAGATTGTTGTTTGGTATAAAATGATTCTAGTTTGGTGTAGTATTCATCGGGAATAATAACTTCAGTCATTTTTCTTATATATATTTATTTGTTTATCTGAAAAAAGATTTCTTTTTCAAATTTAATGGCAAATTCACTATTTAGAAAGGCTGACGTAGAGGCGTTAGAGGGTAAAATTAAGGAAATTATTGATTTTGCTCAAAAAAAGAAATTAGTAACATTAGAACCAAACTACAAGGAATATTTAGCAGTAAATTCAATAATAGCCGATTATATCAAAAAGAATCAAAGAATTGTTTACGGTGGAATTGCCTTGAATGAATATATCAAAGAAAAGTCACCCAAAGATGTTATTTATAAGGATATTGGAAAAAACGACATTGAAATATACTCACCAGACCCAGTATTAGATGTTAAAAGTATGTGTGATATTTTATACAAACAAAAGTATAAATATATTGAGGGAAAAGAGGCGGATCATCCAGGAACGTTTACAATATTTGTAAACTTTGACAAGTATTGTGATATTACGTATGTTCCAAAGTTAGTTTATCATAATTTACCATTTATTAAAGTAAATGGATTTAGATTAATACATCCAGCTATTATTTTAACAGATACATTAAGAGTGTATACAGATCCATTAACAAGTTATTATAGATTGGATAAAACATTTGACAGAACAAATAAATTATTAAAAGTAGCAAAGTTTGAACCAAAAAAAGGATTGATTAAAGAAGATACTACTTATACATATATAATTAATGCATTAGTTCCAAAGATAGCAAATATCAAAACATTAATATTTGTAGATGATACAGCGTATGATTATTATATGGAACAAGTATCAAGTAAGAAATTAAAAGAATCACATATTGGATTAAGTTTTCAAGATTTTCCAAATAACGCACAAAAGATATATAATGCATTATTGGATATAATAGCAGAAAAAGACAAAGATTTTAGACAAAATGTTAAAGTAGATGAATATAATATATTTTTCCAATTTTGGGAAAGAAGAATTGTGATATCATATAAAAATACTCCTATTGTAACGATGTATCAAAATAAAGATAAATGTTATCAATTTAGAGAAATAGAAAGATATAATGCAAAAATAAATATTGGTAATTTTACATTAGTGTTATTATATTATTTAATTCATTATCAATACAATGGTATATTTAGATTAGAAAATAAAGAATTAGAATATAGATTAGGTAATTTATTAGATGCGAAGAATACATATTTAACTAAACATGATAAAACCGTATTAGATGATACACCATTTCAAGAATTTCAATTAGAATGTTTAGGTGAAACAGTTGATTTTCAAAGAAAGAACAGATTAAAATTAACAAAAAGAAGAGAGTTAAATAAAGCAATCGTATATAGATATCAACCAGATGAGGAGAAAAATAATTTAACAGAAGAATATAATTTTCCGAATGAAGCGGGGACGCTTATAACGAATGATAAAGCAAAATTTATTAAATTATAAATTTGATATAAACTATGGATATTTTTATAAATAAATACTTATAAAAATGTTTTTTGTACTTTTGGGATTTGTTGGTGTATTTTTATTTGCATATATGTGTAGAAAAAATTACCTTAACTTAGGTGAGCCAGTATATGTAGAAGTAGATAAATCAGGAACACCTGATAGTAGTGATATTGATCAAGGGATGGATGATGAGTTTACTGATAATGATACCGATGAAGAAGTTAGTCAAGATAATAATATAAATGAACGTATTGAAAATATTAAAAATAGTTTAAATGAACCATGTGATAATATTAGCTATCCTTTTGATGAAGAAACAAATAAAGACAAAAATGAATAAATAAAAAGTTGAAATCCTAACACTTAAAGATATATCAATATAGAAATTGCACTTGTAGCTCAGTAGTTAGAGCGTCGGTCTTATGAGCTGAAGGTCCCGAGTGCAATCCTCGGTTAGTGCATCTTTAATATAATTTTAAAACAAATAAGAGCAGTTATATGAATATATAACCGCCCTTATAGCTCAGTGGAAGAGCGCTCGCCTTCTAAGCGAGAGGCCGTGAGTTCGATCCTCACTTTGGGTAATATTAAAATATAATCATATTTTAATTTCACTTCGTTCAGTTCGCATAAGCTCACAAATATGAAATAACCCTATTATTTGTGAACGAAGTGAACCGAGTATAGCGAGATAAATTTATGTATAAATTTATATTAAATTGAAAAATTATTTTAATATGAGTAATAGATATTAAAATAAACAGAATGGAAGAACAGTTTATTGAATATTGTAGGAATGGTGATATGGTAAATTTAGTTAATTATTATGTTGATATTAAATTTTCGCAGAAATATTTTGATATGGGATTTGAGGCGGCGAGTAGTAATGGTCATATTAATATTGTGCATTTTTTATACATTAATAGAAATCCAGATACAGTAATTAATTTTGATTCAGCATTATCATGTGCATCATATTATGGTCATTTTAACGTAGTAAAATATATTTATGACAAAACAATAATTGATATTAATAAACATATTACATTATTATCATTAGCGATTAATAGTAAAAAATTAGATTTTGTTAAATGGGTTATATCAGTTATGAAAGTAGATTTGAAAGAATATGTAAATGATGTATGTTATAACGGAACATTAGAAATCTTAGAATATTTTTATAGTATAGATGATACATTATTTAATGATGAAAAAATTAAAAAAGAAGGATTACAAAACGCTGAATTAGTAAATAATATTGAAATAATAGAATGGTTAAATAAAATTAAATAAAAATTATTTTATTGATATATATTAATGTATAAGACATATGTGATTAGTTTAAATAAACCTGATAAATTATTATCTGAAATACGTAATTATGGTTTAGATCCTATATTAGTAGAAGGAGTAAATGGAAAAAAATTAAGTAAAAAAGAGATTAATGAAAATACAAGTATATCTGGAAGAATGTTTGCACCATTAAGTGTAATAGGATGTGCAATGGCACATATTAAAGTATGGAAATTATTTTTAGAATCAAATGCAGAATATGCAATAATATTTGAAGATGATGTAGTATTTGAACATAATTTTAAAGAAAAATTAGATTTAGGTATAAAAAATACACCAGATGATTTTGATATATTATATTTAGGGTGTTTTGGATGTCAAAATAATCTTAATTTTAATACATTACAATTTGCAAATTTAGGAATATTAAATTTTAAAGCAAATTTTAAAAATCAATTTGTAAATAAACCATTTGTTGCACTTGCAACACATGCATATATTGTATCAAGAAATGGTGCAAAAAAATTATTATCGTATATAGATCGTAATATTTATACACATATTGATATTCACATTCAAGAATTAGTAAGTAATAAATTAATAAATATATATTCATTTAATAATAGAATTGCGTATCAAACATCAACAGATGAATTAAAATCATTAAATGTATCATCGTCACATCCAGTAATGATAAATAATCTATTATCTGAATATTATATAGATAAAATGGTAAAAGCCAGTTATATATCAACAGTTTCTTCGCTTAGAATTGGAAATTTTAACATATACTCATGGTCAATTATATTTATATTATTAGGATTGATATTATCTACAACAGATATAGATGCATTATCAATAACAATAGGATTTATATTAATTAGTCTTCCTGATTTATATATGGATGTAAATAATAAAACGATTAAAATACATTATTTATTATTGATTTTAACATATTTAATATTTAAGGAATTTAATATTTGGAATAAATAAATATTATGTTATAATCACACATAATCCAGAATTAATATTTATATTTTTTATAATTTTATATTATGGATAATTCATATAGTGCGTATGTAATAAGTTTAGAACAACCAACTACTTTATTAAATTCAATTAATGATATAGGTATTAAAGCAAATTTAGTAGAAGGTGTAAATGGAAAAACATTAGATAATGAAACAATTAAAAAGAATACAACATATTTTGGAAGATATTTTGCTACTAAAAGTACAATAGGTATTGCAATGGCCCATATTAAAGCATGGAAAACATTTCTCAAATCAGGTGAAAAATATGGATTAATATTTGAAGACGATGCAGTATTTGAAGATAATTTTAAAGAAAGATTAGATATTATATTAAATAATACACCAAAAGATGTTGATATATTATATTTAGGTTGTATTGGATGTAATAATCCAATTAATATTTCATCAATTATATTAGCAAATACAGGTGTATTAAATTTAAATATATATAAAAATAATGACACAAATAATGAATATGTTAATAAATCGTTATTATCATTAGGATTACATGGTTATGTATTATCAAGAAAAGGAGCAAAAAAATTAATTCAATATATTGAAGGTGAAATATATACACATGTTGATTTTCATATACAAACATTATCAGCAAATAAGTTAATAAATTCATATACATTAAATGATTTAATAGTATATCAAACATCTACTGATGAAACTCAATCATCTAATGTAACAAATACACATCCATTATTATTAAATAATATATTATCTAATTATTATATTGAAAAAAAAGTAAAAGCCAGTTATATGTCATCATTATCATTAATAAGAATTAATAATATTAATTTAAATGCATGTTCTATTTTATTTATTATAATAGGGTGTATATTAGGTTCAACTAGTCTTGATTTCTTTACTGTAACAGCATTATATATACTATTAAGTATACCTGATTTATACATAAATTTGAATAATAATATGATTAAAATACATTATCTATTATTAATACTACCATTTTTAGGTGTAAAATTATATATGGAAAATGCAGGTATACAACCAAACAAATAAAGACACATATGAAGAGATTGCAGAACGATTTTCTGAAACTAGAGCATATGTATGGCAGTGTGTCAAAGATTTTACAGATTTAATTAAAGATAATTCTAATATTTTAGAGATTGGTTGTGGGAATGGTAAGAATATGGAATATATTTTAAAAACTAATAATGTAAATTTGATAGGAATTGATACATGTAAAAAATTTGTGAATATGTGCAGTAGAGAAAAGAAGTTAAATGTAATTTTAGGAGATGCACTAAAATTACATTTTGAAGATAGTAACTTTGATTATGTATTATGCATAGCAATGTTTCATCATTTATTAACAGAAGAAGAACAGAATATTAGTTTTAAAGAAATGCTTCGAGTAATGAAGAATGGTGCAATAGGTATGTTAACATGTTGGGCTACTGAACAACCATTTGAAAGTAAATTTAAATTTATAGAAGGTATAAATATAGTACCATGGAAGGGAAAAGATGATACGAAAACGAGGTATTATTATGTGTATAGCGAGGAGATGTTTTTACATTTTTTCATGAAGTATGATGAGATTACAATTATTAATATATATAATGAAGTGGGTAATTGGATTCTTTTATTTAAGAAAAATTGAAATCTTAGCTAAAGCAACAGACCCTAATTTTTATTATTATATAAAAATTGATAATATATAATTAAAGATATAACAACACTATAATTATAATAAAATGGCATACGATAGCAGTGAAGATAACGAGATTTTAATTAGTATACCTTACAATGAGAATAATATTCTGATTGAAAGTGAAGATGTAGAAAGGTTACTAAGTAATTTTGGTATTAAAATTAAAGTGAATAATATTGAGATATTTCGGGAGGCAATGTCGCATTACTCATATGTAAATCAAAAATATTATTCTAAATTTAGTAAGGAAATGAATGAGATGAAAAAGAACAGAAATACTCTCGTAGAACTAAGAGACGTTTCAAGTGAGCGTTTAGAGTTCGTTGGAGATGGTACGATTAAAGATATCTTATGTTCATATTTGTATTTACGGTATAAAATGAATCCGAAGGGTGATGAAGGTTTTATGACGTATTTAAAAACGAAGATAGAAGACAAGTCTACATTTTCACGATTTGCAAAGGAATTGGGATTAGATACATATATATTAATCTCAAAACAAACTGAATTAATTAAGGGAAGAAATTCGGATAAGATTCTGGAAGATGCGTTTGAAGCATTTTTAGGAGCATTAAAATTAGATCAAGGTCAAGATGTATGTAAAAAATTAATTGAATATTTCTTAGAAAATAGTGTTGATTATGCATCACTTATCTATCAGAATGAGAATTACAAAGACCAGCTTATGCAACTGTTTCATTCTAATAAATGGATGTCACCGATCTATTGGGAAGTATCATGTAAAGCAAGTTCTGGGGTTATTGGTAATAAGACAAATAATATGCAAAAAATTTATACAATGGGAGTATTAGATCCGATGATATCGTTGGACGATAAAGGTAGACCGACAGAAATTATTATTATTGCAGAAGGTGAAGGAACTTCTAAACAGAAAGCAGAACAACAGGCGGCGTTGAATGCATTAATTAAGTTTAAGCAGATTAAGGAAGATCAGATTAAATAATTATCTTACTTTATAAATTATTTCATCTAAAAATACTATATTATTTATATATTTTTGTAATGAGTTGTAGTATTCAAAATCACCTCCCATTTTATTTTCCCAATGTCCAAATCTTGCCATATTAAAAGGAATAATTCCATTTGGAGTTCCAATATCACTTAATAGAATTTGTTTATTTTGGGATGGTATAACTTTAAGAGGATCATTTGCATAATTCATTTTTGAAATATATAATGTATTTGATGATTTACATAATTTTCTTAATTTATTAAATGAATTTGGATAGTATGAATCATCATCATCAGCATGCATAATAAAAGTTGTCTCTGGTTTTATTAATTGTACATATTTTTCTCTAATTGGATGACCCCAATATCCTAAATTCACATCATTAACAATAATATTTATTTGTGATTCATGTCCATCTAACCAAGATTTATCAAAATTAGAACGTGTATATGCATCTGGACCATCAAAAACAATAGTAATTGCATCATTTTTTGTTAATTGATCACGTAAACTATCTAATAAATTTATCATAGATGCTCTACCATATGTTGCAATTAATATATGAAATGTTGGATATTGTTCATCAGATATATAATCGGCACTATCATCAAGATATTCGGGACTATTATTAAGATATATTGTATAAATAAAAATTAAAATACTTAATATAACTAATAAACTAATAATTAAATATTTACTATTCATAATATATATATATATTAATAATATGAATAAAAATATAATATATTTTATAGGAGCTACAATATTAATATATTTAATAGTTATTTACATTAAAAAATTAATTCGAATAAATGAAAAATATGAATCATTAATTAAATTAGATATAGATACATCAAGTATTTATAAAGAAGAAGATATTATTCAATATAATAATATTGGAAAATTTGATAATTCTGTTAATAAAAAACATTATTTATCAATATTAACAACATTTAAAAATGAAACAATGATATTAGATACATGGATAAAACATTATTTATGGCAAGGGGTTGAACATTTTTATTTAATTGATAATGATAGCAATGATGAACCATTAAATATATTACAACCATATATTAATCAAGGTATTGTAACATTGTATGTATTACCGGTTAAACATAAACAAACAGAACATACTCGATATGTATATGAACAAGAAAATTTAAAAGAAAATACTACTTGGTTAATAAATGCAGATATGGATGAATTTTTCTATTGTAAAGATAAAAATATTAAAGAACAATTAAAAAATCATATGGATTATAATGTTATATATTCTAATTGGAGAATGTTTGGAAGCGATGGATTAAAAATACAACCAAAAGATATAAGAGTATCTATTATATATCGTGAACCTGAATATAATTCTCATACAAAATATATAATACAAACAAAAAATATTAATTCAGACCAATTAAATATACATAATGTATCTAATAATTCAAATAATATTAATTTACGTGATATATTTAGATTAAATCATTATCCTATACAGTCTGAAGAATATTTTAGAAAAGTAAAAATGCCTAGAGGTGATGCCACGGCTGCAAATGTGGATAATATTAGAGATATGAATTATTTTAATAGATATGATCAAAATAAAACATTTGAAGATAATGATTTAAAAAATTTAATAAATAATATAAATTAGATATTAGTAAAAAAGTCAATAATAAGATTATCATCTCTTTCAATACTTCTTAATTTAACATATTTTAAATTTAGATGTTTATTATTTTTTAATGCATCTTGAAAACAGGATTTATTCCAACCACATTTAATATGTAAATTAAACATATCATCATCAGCTTTTTTTAAATAAATTTTATTTTTATCTACTTCATTATGTGTAATTAATTTTTTAATAGTAGCATGTATAGTAAGATAACTTGTATCTCCAAGATTAGTAATATTAACATTATTTTTTATTTCATCAAAATATTCATCAAAACCTATATCAATAGCATGTTCAAATTCTTTTTTCCATTTATCAATAACATTACTATTCATCGGTGCTATTAAAAACCAACTGTCAATATATGAATATATATCATTATTAATTATTCGTTTTTCTAAATAAAAAGCCATTAATTCATATTTATTTTTATAACAATTATCGTAAATTTCATTAATATCATGTAATTTAGTAATAATAATACTAGCATCAATCCACATACCACCATAAGTATATAATAAATATAATCTAATCCAATCTGTTTTAGCTTGAATGGATAAATTATTATAATTCTTAGGGAATTCTTTTATGTCAATATAATCATATATATTAGATTTTGTTAGTAATACATGTTCATATCCATCTAAATTTGCATTTCTTAATTTAATTATATTTTCAACAGAAGGAGGTATATTACTATCCCAATAAGTCCATGTTTTTTTAGGTATATAATATTCTATATTTTCATTATAATATTCTTTATTTATTTTTTCTCTTACATGAACCATATAATGAGATATATATGCATTTTTATTAGATCTAGTATCATTATTAAAAATATCCCACGATAATATTTGAATATCATTTTTATATTTTGGATATATAATATCATTAAAAGTTCCTTGTTCATATGCAATACCAGCCCATTTTTCATCAGTATGCCAATTATCATCTTTTTTTATCCATAAAGAAGGATTATAATTATTTAACCAATCATTCATAATTTTTATACCAATATTATTATTTTTAACAATCCATGTACCTACATTTAATACCTTTTCTCCCCATTTAGGGGGATCAGTTGCTATATAAAATGATTTATCATTATTTAATATATCTCGAATAGATTTATCTATATTAGTAAATACTGCATCAGAATCCAACCAAATAATACCTTTATATTTTGAATTGTTATTTAACATATCAGTAATAATTTTAACTTTCATCCAGTATACTGGCATATCATAATCATATGAAGATATGAACATATAATCTAAATTATGTATTAAGCAATATTCTTCATTTACTTTTATTAATTTATGATAATCACTCAGATTAAAATATTCTATTACATTTTGAAAGAAATTTCGATTATCATATTGTATAACTAAATAGTCATTATTATTAATAATAGAATTTGTATAATAATCCAAGTTATTTACATAAGAATATGTTACAAATAATAAAATTACAAATATATACAATAAAACAGTAATTAATAAATAATTATTCATAATATTATATTAGATAATAATATGAGTGAAAATACCAGAACAAGAGATGAATTTGTTAACCTACAATTAAATGGTAGGATATTTCCGTCTTGGATATTACAAAATTTTAAAAAATATCACTTGGATGAAATTAAACGTGAATTAGGTTCGGATCCATGTGCTGTACCTCAAGAAGAATTAAAATTAAGACAATATCAAGAATTTGTTGCAAAATTTTTAGATTATAGAAGTCCATATAGGTCAATATTATTATATCATGGTTTAGGTTCTGGTAAAACTGCCACTGCAATCAACGTATATAATGCATTATATAATTTTTCTAGTTTATGGAATGTATTTGTATTAATTAAAGCTACACTTGAAAACAAGCCATGGATTGAAGATTTAGAATATTGGTTAAATAAGGATGAAAAAAAAAGTATGAGGTCACAAGTTAAATTTATCCATTATGACTCACCTAAAGCCGACAAAGATTTTATTGAAGCAATTAGAAGTGTAGATGCATCTAAAAAACCTTTATTTATAATTGATGAAGCGCATAATTTTATTAACAATGTGTACAATAACGTAACTGGTCAAACTGGTAGAAGAGCCAGTTCAATATATGATTATATGGTAAGAGAAATGAAAGATAATGATAATGCAAGAGTTATATTAGTTAGTGCTACACCAGTAGTGAACAATCCATTTGAATTAGCATTAATTTTTAATTTATTACGTCCAGGTATTTTTCCAACCAGTGAAGTTAAATTTGAAGAACGATATATCACTACAGGAAAAGTAAAAATTTTAAATCCTGCTACCAAAAATATGTTTCAAAGAAGAATATTAGGATTAGCATCTTTTTACATTGGTGAAACACCTGATTTATATGCTAAGAAAAGATTAATGGTAAAAGAAGTAGTAATGGCTGATTATCAGGATGAGGTGTATAATACATTTGAATTTATAGAAAAGCAGATGGAATTAAGAAGAATGCAAAGTAGGTCCGAAGAAGGTAGTTTTAATTCTTATACAAGACAAGCAGCGTTATTTGTATTTCCATATGTAAATGATAAAATTAATGGTGAAAAACGACCTAGACCAAATCAATTTAAATTAAAGGATATTGATGCATATAAAATTGCTGAGGGTAAAACGGATGAATTTATTGCCTCATTGAAAGACAAAGAAGAAATTAATGGTGCTGAATTATATCAAAAAACATTACAAGATTTTTTATTATCAACTGACAAATATTTTATGCACAAACATGCAATGGATGAAAAGAATAAGCATACTATTTTTGATGATATTGAAATATTTAAAACAGAATATAGTTACAAATACAAAGAATTTATGGAAAATCATAAGAAGAAAAGTAATTTATTAAAAGCATTACATGATTGTTCATGTAAAATGACTGCTGTATTATTTTATGGATTAAGAAGCAAAGGTCCAATTATGGTGTATTCTAATTTTGTATCAGCAGAAGGTTTAGCTACATTTGCGATATATTTAAAACAATTTGGATATGCTCCATATGGTGCAGATGGAGATGATTATTACCAATTTTTGGAATATCATGGAGGTATAGATGATGCAAAGAGAAAAAAGACGATTGAGATATTCAATCAAATTGGTAATGTGGATGGTAAATTAGTGAAATATATATTACTTGCACCATCAGGTAGTGAAGGTATTTCATTAAGAAATATTAGACAGATACATATATTAGATCCATATTGGAATGAAGTGAGAATATCACAAGTAATAGGTAGAGCGATTCGTCAATGTTATCACAAAGATTTGCCGATGGAGGAAAGAACAGTGGATGTATTTAGATATAGAGCATTGAAGAAAAATGGCGAATCAACAATCGATGAGAAGATAGAAGATATTGCAAGTAGAAAACAAATTTTAATTGAAAGTTTTTTAAAGACAGTGAAAGAAGCAGCGGTAGATTGCAGATTATTTAAAAATCACAATCAAATGGAAAAACAATATCAATGTTTCCAGTTCAATGAAAGTTCATTATTTGACCCACAAATTGGACCAGCGTACAATGAAGATATTTATTATGATACGAAATTAAACAATGGATTAAATTCTTTAAACAGTGAGGTAAAAAGAATTAAAGTAATTAAAATAAAAGGTATTAAAGTAATTGATGGTGTAAGAGACAAACCTAAGGAATATTGGTATAATCCTGATACGAGAGTAGTATATGATTTTGAGTTAGATTTTGCGATAGGCAAAGTAAAATTAGGGGCGGATAATCAGCCAAATAAAATAGAAGAGGGGAAAGAGGTATATTATTTAATAGAGGAAGTAATTAATATACCAAAACTTCGCTAAACTTCGTTTCACTGCGTCTCACTGCGTTCGTTTTACTGCGTAAAATTCGCTAACGCTCAGTTCGTTTCACTCACACAAAAGGGTATCGGATAAGTGAGCATAGCGAACTGAGCGTTAGCGAATTTGCGAAGCAAACGAACGTAGTGAGACGAAGCAAAGCGAAGTTTATTTAAAACTATTACGAATAACACCAATACGAACGCCCATAATAATTTGGTGCCAATAGAAAAGAGGATGTCTAATATAGTTATATTTACTGGCGTAATTGGAGGGGTCGTTAATAGGAGATGCATAATTATCTAGGTAACTAATGCTTAATGGTTGACCAGTGGAATCATAAAATTTAAAAGTTAATTGAGGTAAATTAATTAAAGTATGTTCTTTTAATACTTTAGTTGGCGCTCTAACACTTGCATATGCAATATAATTTCTAGCTCTGGACATACGAACAAAATAGGAATAAGTTGTTTGGTCAGTTGTTTGAATAGGATAATAGGGAAGTTCATTAATTTGTAATCGTAAATAGGGATTACTATTTAATTTGTATGTAGAACTAAAACCATAATTCCAGAAATTACCACTACTGTCAATAGTGTAAACAATACTAATATTGAAGTTAATAATAAAATCAGTCTCACCATTTACATTATTACAGATAGTATAAGTATTAGCACCGTTAACAATATTTTGGTTAAGGGTTACGGTATTAGTTAATAAATAAGTTTTCATGTAAGTGCAGTCGGCATTACCTGGGATAGCTACCTGCATTAAATTAAATTGTGGAAGAGAGATGTAATACATTTGGAATATTTTAACATTTTTGTAGTATTCAGGTAGAGGACTAGTTTGAAAATTAAAAGGATTCGGGTATTTAGCATAGTCTCTATCTTTAGAATCAATAGTGGATGAGATATATTGTAACCAATTAACAGATTCATATTCACCTTTTTCAAAAAGAGGAGGAGGGACATATAAGCCATAAGAGGTAGGTAGAGTATTTATTCCATTTGAATCTCCAGTTTCATCTTGTTCCAAGTGTGTTTCGTTTGGTAAAGCGCCTTTATCAGATTTAAATTTATAAACTGGATTGTAAGGATTATAATTCTGCATAATATAAAAATATATAATAAATCTATATTTTTATCTCACTTCGTTCAGTTCGCATAAATGCTCACGTTAAATTTTATTTAAAATTTAATCCTAATTTGCATTGTAAATTACGAATAATAAACACCTTAATGTGAACGTAGTGAACTTTGCGTAGCAAATTTTACGAAGTAAAACGAACAAAGTGAGATGAAATAAAACAACGTTTTATGGAATTTATTTAAGGTTATAATATAAAAATAATTTAAAATAAATCAATATGAGTCAATTATATCCATTATTTGTGAATCCTAAAATATTATCATATATTACAAGTGAATTTGTAAATTACAATAAAATAGATGTATCAAATCCAAATAAATTAAATCAAATTCAAGTAGGTGTAAAAAAAGCATTAGATGAAACATTTAGTTTATTAGATAAATCAAAAATATCAAAACACAACGTATCAGATGCAATAGAAAAATTTGTAAATGTAACATTAAAACGATTACAAGTACCAATTGGAAATAAAAATCCGCAAATTCAAGGGGATAGAAGAATGCCAGCACAATATAGTACAAATACTAGATTAAATGGTGCAGAAGAATCAGTTGATAATAAATATAATAAATATATGGAAAATTACAGAGAATTTGCACATTCAAATAAACCTCCAGAAGTACCAGAATGGTTACAAGGTAAACAAACAAATCCAAAAAGAATGCAAGATGAACATTTAAAGAAAACTCCATTAGAACAATTTAAGGGAACATCAACCAGAGTACCTCCAAAACAATATACAAGTGGTGGATTATCAGGTGAAAATGAACCTAAAAATGATATTCAAGATTATGGAGGCAGTACAAATTTTAGTTTTTTCAATGAAGAAACAGAAATTAAGAGTGCATTTGATGATGCATTTTATACAACAGGAATTGACCCGGATAAAATTAATGAGGATAATGAAACATTAGAGGCTAAATTAAAAAAAATGGAATCAATGAGAGGAAGCATAGCTGCACCACAAAAGAAGGTAGAAAATATTCATGAATTATTTAATCAAGAAGCGCCTGAAGTAAATCAAAATATATATAATAATGATAAAGATTTACCAAAAATTCATCAACAATATAATCAACAATATCAACAACAGCAACAACAATATAAAAATATGACACCACAAATGATGCAACCACCTCAATATCAACCACAGCAACAACATAATAATCAACAACAACAACAATTAGTAGTACAATTACAAATGATGCATGGTAAAGTTGTTAAATATGAGGACTATTTAAAAACGTTAATGGAAAGGTACAATGAATTAAAGAATGAGAGGGATAATTTAAAACATAAAATATTAAGTATGAATGAAACAAATACAAATAAATATACATCAGATGCGATGGAAGATAAGAAAAAAGAATTAATTCAATTAAGTACAAAAGTACAAGAACAAATTAGGAGATTAGAAGAATTACAAGAAAAACAGGAATCAAGTCAAAGTAATCAAGAACAATAAATCCTTACGGATTTATCTCGCTACGCTCGGTTCACTGCGTTCACAGTTACTGATACTATTAACGGTTAATTCACATAGTGAATTAGCTCCTAATTCAGCTAAAGCTAAATTACGGTGAGCTTTAGCGAACCGAGCATAGCGAGATGAACGTAGTGAATTGTTTTACTCACAACAGGAGTAATGCAGAGCATTACGAGTTAAAGTCTGTTAATATTGGATTATGGTCAGATAAATCGGAATTGATGATTAAACTATAAGCAGGATGTAATTTACTATTTTTGGAATATAGGATGTAATCAGTTTGTTCATTTTGGCTGAAGTTAGTGGGGATGGATATTTTAGAGGAATTATTAAATAGGTTAGTAATATTTTTTACCTTATCAAAATTTTTATAACGATAATTATTTTGTTGAGAATATAGATTAATATTAAAATCACCACATAATATAATATTATCTTTGAATTCATTTTCAATGATATATTTAATAACTTCAAATTGTAAGACAATAGAATCTTTTGTTAGATCAATGGGTGTTTTATCAGGAAAATAAGCTAAATGTGTATTTAAAATCCAAACAGGTTGATGATTATAATTAATTTTAATTGCGATAATATTACGGTTAATAAATAAATGTAATATTTTTTCTTCTTGAATGGGTAGTTTACTATAAATAGCATTACAAATCATATAATAAGCTCTTGGTTCTTTAAGAGTAAAATTATTTTTAACAGTATCACCGATACAAGAATAATTGTAGCCTAATTTTTTCATTTGTTCATTAATATATTCAAAATTAATTTTTTGGATTTCATCATAATCAGTAATATCTTCTGTAAGGGTAGAAGAAGGGATAGGAACAAATTCTTGTAAACAAACAATATCAGCATTTATTTTTTTAAAGAATTCATAGAATTTATTGAAATCTCTACCATTTTTAAATTGATTAAAATTATTATTAAACATAGGTGCGGTACCTTGATTACAACGAGTAATAAAATTATGAACGTTAAAAGTTAAGACTCTTAATTTATTATATCTTTTATCAAAAATTTCTCTTGGTTTTCTATCACATAAATCTGATTTTTTCCAATCTTCTCCATAATAAATAAATGGTTTATCATCAGAGAAAATAGAAGAATATGTATTAAAGCCCATTTTAGATAATTCGATTAAAGGGGGGAAGACGATTTTATTATTACTGATATTAGGTGTTTTATAATATAAATCTTTCATAGTATATGATTTAGGTAATTCTAATGTATAGATATTATTTTTAGAATTAATTTCAATATCATGGGGTTTAATGATTAAGGGTGATGTATTATTAGTAGAATTAAGCCAAGATTCAACTTGTTCGTCAGTAATGTTAATAAAATATCGTCTTTTAAAATAATGTTTCATAGTGCTGATGTATTCTTTTTTATTTACAATTTTTGTTTCAGTCGTTTTTTCTTCTGTATTAAATAATTCAATTGATGATGGGATACTAGTTTTAATATTAATATTTAATAAGCGACTAATTGCTAATAAATCGGTTAATTGAGCTGGTCTACCACGTAGATTTCTGAGAATAATTTCATTTTCTAATTTTAGTAATTTAACACCCATAAAATAGTAGTGATATTTTGGATTAATAACAAGTTCATTAAAATTGGAAGCACCGAGTAATTTAGCACGTTTGTTTAAGGTATCTTCCCATTCTTGATTTATATTTGTTTTATCAAATGCGTTATTATAATAGATATCAATTGATTTATCATTTTTATCAATATATTCTTTTATTTCTTGGGTAATAGTAGTATTATCTAACATAAAACCATCAATATCATTCATTACACGAATACCATATGAAAATAGAACAGTACTACTAATTAATAAAAGTTTATTTCGTTCTAATAAGGGTAATTTAAAAAGTAATTGTAATATTTTATTAAATGTATTGATACCATCTGGGAATTCTAATAATCTCCAAGATAATTGTTTTTTAGTAAATTCAATTGTATTAGAATCAAGGAATAAATAAGAATAATTAATAGTTTCATTAAAAGTGTCGTTGACATGAATGTAATCATATTCACGAGGATAAATATCTAATTGTGGGTCAATATTTATATTTTTAATATCTTCGCTTAAAAATATATTTCGTATTTCACTTTTAAATGGTGTGGAAGAACCATTAATTTTATTTGCAATATTTAAATGTTGATAAACTATAATTAGAATTTCATGAGTATATCCAAGTTTAAATCCTAATCGATCTAATTTATAGACAATATGATTATTAGATTTCATACGTGGAGAGTTAGCATAGAATTGATAGATAAGATTATATGCTTGATAATAATCAATATTCATATATTTTTTATAGTAAATCCTACCATTATCATTTAATAGTTTAAAAAGATCTTTTAATTTATCTTTTTTAGACAAGGCTTTGGGATATACAACAATAAAATTATTATCTGAAAAACATTTTGAATATTCTAACATTATTTTGTCATTGATATCTGACTGAGGTAAATCTTCTTTCTTTTTTAATAATTTATCATAATTTAGTCCTGATAGTATATCACGGTAATAATTGGGTTTAATTTCCTTATGATGTTCTGATAGTAATTTTATAGGTTCTAAATAGTTATAAGGTGTAATATTCTCAAATAGGGGATTAGTATTAGAAGATATAAAAGTATTCATTATAATTGTTAATTATTTTTTTTATTAAACTAAACTACGTAAAACGTTGTTTTACTTCGTCTCACTTCGCTCAGTTCGTTTCACTCACAGTAAAAGGTATTAGATAAGTGAGCAAAGCGAACTGAGCGTAGCGAATTTGCGAAGCAAACGAACGAAGTGAGACGATAAATTTAAATTAATTTAAATTTATTCCTAATTATGAAATAATTACGCAGCGAAGCGAAGTTTAGCAAATATGTTTAGTATCATCACCTAATTTATTATAACCAGTAAAATAAGTATTTCTGCATACATTAATTTCATCGTCTTTAACACGAGTTTTATGAATTTCATCAAAAGTGTCACCACGTAAAATTCTAGTAATAAAATTAATAGAGTAGACACCGCATTCAGAGCCACCAAATTGGTGTTGTAATTTATTCCAGCGGATATCATATTTTTGTTCTAATGCATTTGGTTGATCATTCATAAAAGAATTTACAGGTAATGACATTTTTTTACCAGTATCATCAAAATAGAATTTTTCAGCTATTTTTTTAACTAATCTTCGAACACGTAATTCAGGTGGTTTACCAGATGAGTCAGAATAATAAATTCTTTTATTAATAAAATCGATATAGAAAGCTACCCAATGCGAACCAGATTTATAGTGTTCATCTAAATTGTAAATAATACCAATTTTTGTTTTACCCATTTTTTTAACTAATTTATCATAATTTAATGATCTTACACCGAATTCATCTAAATCTTCTATATCAATTGGTACTGCACCAACAAATAAATATTCAGGATATATTTTCATCATTCTTTCCATATAGTCGTTGATTTCGGTAGTACTTAGCCATTCAAATTGTCCACCAGGACCAGGTGCTTTAAAAGCCATTTTTAAATCTTCTTTATTTTTTAAGAATTTAAGAGTAGCCCAGCAAGTTTGGTCTGGGCAGAATTGTTTTAATTTGGTGCTTAAAGTAGTTAACATTTCTGATTTAGAAGGGTATAGTTTTACTTTTTCATTAGGATATTTAGAATTATAGTCATTTGCAATTTGATGTAATTCTTCTAAAGTAAAACAAGAACCATCATTAAAATCTCTATTTATAGAACAATTATTCGTTTTATGCATATAATTATAAAATAAATTTGTTATTAATTATATATGAGTAATAGATTTCCAGGAAATAATTATCCCAGAAATAGTTTTCAAGAAATTAATGGAAAAGATGGAGTTAGTGCTGGTATGACACCAACACCATTAACTGCAAATTTTCCTAATAGAGATACAAATCCCCATGCTTTTTTAACTGAGAATTATCAAAATCAGAATCAAGTATTAGCAAGTACAGATTTTGCATTAAGAAGAGGTATTATTAATGATAACCAAATTAAATATCCAAAAAATCCTAGAGAATATGGTTTATATTTAGATAGAAAAGAATTTAAATTGGAGACTCCTTTATGGCCCAATATTAGTGAAAATGTTGCATCAGAAAATGTAAATGAATATGTTCTTGTTATTGATAGTAGTGACAGAGATACATCAATTTATCCATCACCATTTAATATGAAGACATATTTTGGAGAATCAAATGATGTAACGATGTTAAATATTCCTCAAGTATTTGAAAATGTAAAATTCATGAGAATAGAAAATGTAGTATTACCAAGAAGTTATTTTTTAACACAATATAATGTTGCATCACCTGGTTCAGGAGGTATTTCATCAAATTCAACTATTTTAGCACAATTGACAACAGGTATTGGAGCAACAGGAGCGGCACAAGAGGCGAGCCAAGTACAAACTATTTACAATAATATTATATCGAGTTATGTAACAGGAAGTGGAACAATTCCAAGTCCATTAACAAATGGTTCAACAGGTTCAATTGATCCATCAGGAAATGTAGAAACAGTATATGTAACAAATTTAAAAACTTATACGTATACAGTAACGATTAAATATCAAACGTTAGGAGGTTATAATAATACAACTGTTATAAATAATACAACAGTATATACAATCACATATCCAAGTGTATCAACTTATACACAATATTTTAGTCAAACATTAGTATCAGGGTCACCAGTAATAGATCAAACAATTACCAATTATATATCAAAATTTAATCCATTAAATTTAACATCAGGAACATCATCATATACAATTCCTGGTAGTAATGGTACATCTAGTATAACGTATGCATATACATCAAGTTCATTAGTTAAATATTATATAGAATTTATGATGGCATTATCAAGTAATGGTGGATACAGATGCAGTTATGAAATTATAGCAACACCAGGTGCATCAAGTGGTACAGTAAATTTCTATTATTTTTCATCAAAGAGTTTGGATAGTGATAGATATTTAATATTAACTATACAAGAAATCCAGGATAATAATATTAATTCAACGAACAGTGTATTGAGACAAGCATTTTGTTTATTATATCCAGATTCATATGGTGAATTGCATTATTATGCAGCAACGAATTACCAAGATAAGATATGGAAGATGTCAAATTTAGCAAATATTAATCGTTTGACGTTAGTATTATCGGATAGTTTTGGTAATCCATTACAAATGCCCAATTTAGATTATTATGTAACAACAGGTAAAATATGTAATTGCAACGGTACTAACTATGCATGTCCATGCTTTTATATTAGACATCCCTACTATAAGTGGTTACAAGTTCAATATATGATTAAACTAGGTGTAGTTGAAACTGAAATCGATAAGAAGATTTTCTATTAGTCTATTTTTTATATTCAATATAGTATAAAAAATTGATATTTTAAGCGTAATATGTATTAATTAAATAAGGAAAATGAAACAATATGAATTAGTCATAACTATTTTGTTGCTTATAATGATGACAATTAGTATATGTCTAATAGGGATTAATCCTATTATTAGTGGATATATAATTATAGTGATATTATTTATTGCTCTTATATTTTATATTAGTAATATATATTATAAACGGTATCAATTAAGAAAAAAACTATTAAATATTCAACCAATACCAGTGGCAGTTCAGGTGCCTCCTATAGTAATTATTGAAGGTTATAGATACTATATAGGAACGCCGGTATAATTTATTTAAAAAATTGAAAAAATTTTAGTATAGGGGTTACATAGTATTTTACAAGCATCATGTCGACATATCTTTCAACGTCTGACATGCTGCGCCTGCCTGTTAACATCGGAGCTGACCAGCCCGGTGACAGTGTAAAATCTATGGTTAACGGTGGAGCTGGTCTCTCTGCTGTTGAAATTTTGACCAAGCCGGACCGGACCATCAAGCTCTCTACGGGCGAAGATGTGCCGTGGCCGTGGGGCGAGGAGAGCGACGCCGACGAGGAGACGGTTCGCAAGAACATTGAGCATGAGCGCCGTGTCGAGGAGCGCCGTGCCGATGAGCGCCGTGCCGAGGAGCGTCGTATCGAGGAGCTCCGTGCCGCAGAGCGCCGTGCCGAAGAGCGCCGTGCCGAGGAGCACCGCATTGAGGCGGAGCGCCGTGCCGAGGAGCGCCGTGCCGAGGAGCGCCGTGCCGAGGAGCGACGTGCCGAGGAGCGCCGCATCGAGGCGGAGCGACGTGCCGAGATCGAGCGCCTTGCCGAGGAGGAGCGCCTAGTACGTGCAGAACACCTCATCGAGTGGGGTGTCTTGACCAAGTTTTGCCCCGAGGAGGACTGCGAGAACTCGGACTGCAAGTTCCTGCATGACTACCACCGCAACATGATCATCTGCCACGACCACGGTGAGGACTTTGGCGACACGGTATGCGACTGCTGTGACTACGAACGCTACCCCATGACTGTCGACTGGGAGGTTCACACCATCCAGCTCAAGAACCTGCGCCACTTTCCGCAGGCGATGAGTGCTGCTGACATCGTCACCGCCGGTGTGTCGACGACTTTTTGCTCAACGAACTGCATCCGACCGGCATGTTTGAGCTTGGACAGCAGCCACCGACGACTCATCTTCTGCCGTGAGCACCTCTGCACCAACGCTGCGCCGACGTGCACATGCTTTCCCTTCAGCATCGACACGCTGTGGTCGGGGGAGGTCGACTGGGAGCGCTTCAGCATCGACTGGCGAGACCTGGACAACTTTCCGCGGTGGTTCCTCTTCCGCCCCCCAGGGCAGGACCGGGAGCGTGACCCGCTGTACATCAAGGCCGTGAAGAGGCTCTTCGGTTTCAATATCGACGTGCCGATGGACCAGCGCATCCCGCACCCCACGGGCTTCTACGTCAAGAAGTCCTGGGTCGAGCAGCAGCAGCTGCACCGCTGGTAATGTTCTTTCATTTAATGTCCTTGCGCGCTTTATATTTTTTTATTTATCGCTATGCTCAAAAATTGAGATCTTACCTAAAGCAACAGATCAGAATTTTATCGCTATGCTCAAAAATTGAAAAAAAATTAGCATATGATTACCATAGATATTGACGAGTCTTCTGCAATATAGACATAAAACAATATTGCCTTTGCCATGTCGGAAATGCTACAATGCAAAGTAAGCTACAATCAACTAACGAAAGGTCTTGGACGCAAGACTTCCTCGTACATAATGACGGATAGTGAGGAGGAGGATAGCTACCTTGATGTTTGCGATAGGTGCGAGGAGGTCTTTTTTCTGTGCGACTGGTGCAAAGAGTGCCATGAGTGCTGTAAAAAATTTTATATCTGCGCATTTAATATGCACAAGGACAATTTTATTCATGTTCTCAATGAAATCACTGAGCGTCACCGATAGTATGAACGACTATAGCACTTCTTTTAATGTTGCATATTAGCTCAAACTTTTTTATTACAAAAATTGAAAAAAAAATAGCATATCATATCCTATAATCTTTTAATCACGCAAAGTCATACATCTCTGCAAATCTAAAATGAACTTTGTAGTCGTTTTCAAGCATCAAACAGGCGGGGGTTACACTAATTATACTGGCAGTTACCAGTATTGTGTAAATCAGGCAAGCATACTTAATGGTTACGGAGATGGCTGTAACTATTATGTCAAAGCAACAATCGAGGGTTGTAGCAGATTCAACTGCACCTGTCCAAATGCATACAACGGGTGTGCAGCTTACACAGATGCACCTCAAACCACATATCAAAACTAAATGGTTCAACTCTTCTTTTAATGTTGCATGTTAGCTTAAACTTTTTATTACAAAAATTGAAAAAAATTTAACATATGGTTACCATAGATATTGGTAAATCTTTTGCAACAGACTAAAGAATATTATTTTTGCTATGTCTTACTGCGGAGATCGCTCGTGTAGTGGTTACTGCCCCTGCTGTGAAAGTTACCAAGCTGAACAACGAGAGAAGTACGAAGAGCAACAACGTGAATGGCAAGAAATAATAGATTATGAACGTGCTGAAATAGAACTCACCTACCACATCAACTTCCAGCGTGTCATGAATGAGTTGCTTGGACGTGGTTGCCACAACTGCTGGTCCACTAATGTTCCGGGGTGCATCAACATGTGCAATTACTGCGAGGACTGCTGTGATGAACTTTATATTTGCGACTTTTCGCCGCCGCCGCCGCCACCGATGACATTTCCGCTGCAACGTCACGAGACCTATGCGTGTGCGGTATGCCCTCCCTCAAGCGGCTGCACGACCAGCAACTCCAAGTGCATGCACCCATAGGACTTTTTTTAATGATGCATGTTTTGTTCAAATTTTGTTTATTTATAATTAAAAAAATATTAAGTTATAATAATGGAAGTTAAATTACCAATACCTTCATCACCACTTGTTCGTCAAAAAGCAGATGGACAAACTCATAAGGCTTGTTCATGCATACTGAAAAGAGATTGCATGTTACAAGAAAATAAAAAAACAAATAAATGTGGAGGATGTGAATGTTCATGTATTAAAAATAATAAATTAAAACCAACTTGCACTAGATGATTTTTTTAATGGTGTAGGCGCTGATGATTTAGGTGCTGGTTCACCACCCAAATGTTCATTTAAAACTGCGAGTTCATCATCAGTTTTAGGTGTATTATCTTTGTATCGATTACGACGTTCTTTATTCTCTTCTTTTCTGGCTAAGATTTTATTTCGAAACATATTTGCTATTTCAGGATCTTTTCTCAAATATTTAATCTTATCCCATACATCTTGAAAGATAGGAAATTTTTCTTCAAACCATTTACGGTCACGTTTAATTTCACAGCAATGAGAATTTACAATCCGCCAATATAAAATTTTATCAAATGTATAACCAGGAATTGTTTGTTCCTTCATCTTATTTGCTAGTGCAATATTCTCATCATAATCACCTAATAAATTATCAGGATAAATATACTTGGAACAAAATACTTTCTTATCAAAATCAGCACGTTTTTTATAAGTATCCATTGAATATTGTAGAACAAATCCATACGTCCATTCATCTTTAATATCAGATACTTGGTCTTGTTCATGTTTATGAACCATAGGAACAGGTTTTTTCCATTTCTCAGGATCTTCAAATTCTACAATTTCACATTGCCAGAAATCACAATATTCTAAATCACAACATTCTAATTGTAATTGAATTTGAATCCAATAATAATGAGGACAGATTTCTCCATCAATTACACCTTTCATTAAAACTTTTCTTTTATAAGGACATTTAATTTCTAACATGCGACCATAATTTGCCAAATTCTTTTTACCATCTAATGTATATTTATCACAAATGCCATCAGGTGAAGCACCAAAGAAACTATATTTGGGATGCTGAATTAAACCATATTCATCTACTTTAGCATTTTTATAATGTGCATATAATTTTGTAGCAATTTCTTCATATTTCTTACCATGATGTACAAAGTCATTATCTAAGAATTCTTTACCAAATACCTTTTCCATAATAAACATTTCTGCCTTTTCATATGGATTTTCACTGAGAGCAGCTGCACCGCTACTAGCAGTAATCATATTATTTCTCATACTAAACCATGCTGGAGTACGCTGTTCAGGTTGAGGAACAGTTTTAATATAATGCATTTTCTTATCTAAAATTTGTTCATATAATTCAAGTGATTCAACTTCATCTACGATAATCTTAGGTTTACATTTATTAACAACTGCTTCATAGATAATATCACGATGGATATCTAATTCAAATGATTTAAATGAGTCACTAATATAATCAACTAATTCATCATAAGAATCATATTCATCTTGATCAAGACTATCGATTAAATCACAAACTTTTGTAATAATTTCTAAATGAGTATATTCATTCATTTGAAAATTATAGTGTTAACTTTTTATATCTTTAATTCAGTACGTATAATGATTAATATTATCAATTTTAACTCGCTTCGCTCCTAATTTTAACTCGCTACGCTCCTAATTTTTCTAAAGAAAAATTGTTCGTTTTACTCACATTAGCTACGCTAATTTAAGGATATCTACTATA